ACCGGATAACGAGTTTTGCCCTCGCTTCATCGTTGAACTTTGTTGCTATATACAGGCACTCTGTTTTTGTCAGCTTATACATAGGACGCTTCTCACCTTTCGCGTCCGTGTATTCAACGAGGGAAAAATTTCCCCCGTTAACTTTCACCCAAGCATTCTCCATTGCCCGTATAGCTTTTAATACATCATTATGCGGTTTTCCTGTAATTGTCGCAATCTCTTTTGATGTCATATACTCTTTTGCGTTTATAGTTTCGCCAACTTTAATAATGTTATTCATAACTTTAAAATTACTGTTTATAATATATTTACTGTTAAAACCTTTTCTACTATATCGAAGGAATATTTATACCCGTCATTCTCCAACACTTGATAGACTGAATTTAAAACGTCCTTATCATCTGTCCCTATCGGTATTCGGGCTACATGATTGCCGTAGTACGCTTGCTGTATAATCTCCATTCCGATCTCCCTAATAAGCCTACTTATAACTGGGTGACTGCGGACGTATACATCAAACGCTTCATCCCTTGTGGCTATCAGTATCTTGTCACTTTGCTTCTTTATGAATTTCATAATGATTCAATTTGCTTATAATACATCTTGTTTAATATCTCCATTGGGAAACACATACGTTACCAATATGCAGCGTATGTTTGAGGCGACCATTTCGTTTTCAAAGATAGTCCAAAATACCGTATGCCCGAACTTTTCAGCGCATTCACGCTGCTTTTTCTTAATCTGAGTCAATGCGCCTCTAATTGATTTAGCCTCTACTGAAAAACACTCTTTTTTAAGAGTATCTCTAAAATACCATGTTTTAAATTTCATAATCGTATATTTTAATGTTACTACTTTGTTTCTTTCGACACTGCAAATATAAAGCAAAACTTTAAATTACAAATCAAAACTTTAATCTTTAACACTTATTTAACGTTTGCACATCTGAGACAAGACAATAAAAAACCCCGCTACTTTCACAAGCAACGGGGAAAAATGAAAAATGACAAAAAATCCAATAAACAACAATTACCTAACTAATTAACCTATATTATATATTTATGAATAGAAATCTCTTTTTAAAAACCTACCTATTTTCACAAACCAGTAGGGAATAATCACTTAATATTAACCATGATTGCAATTATTAACAACGCTTTGTTAATGATACGTTTGCTTCTACATAAAGACTTACCAATAAAGAAATGATTAATAATTTATTTATTTGTAATTCTCTGAGTGCAAATGTAGGCATTATTTTTATACCTGCAATAGCTTTAACCAACGTTAACTATTTAATTATTGTAGTCACCTTTAAATCAAGTATTTGCGTATCTGGGTTTTTACTGGTTACAATAAACTCCCTATACTTCACCTTCTTTAATCTCCACCATAAGAAACGCTTCCGGTGTTCTATGTTCAATAACTCTAAGCTATCCCGAACGGTTACCTTGCCCGCAAATACATCGGGCGATTCTATGCATCCTTTAACATTTACCCATTTAGAGGCGAAATTCAAGCATTTTAATGTGTCAGCAACCAAACTATCACGAATGATAATACTATCACGTAGAGAGCCGGAAAACGTGCTCTCCGTTGATGTTTGAATGCTTGTATGACTCTTTAGGTCTTTGATACTTTGTTTCAAGTCCTTTATAGTGCTGTCTTTACCCTGCAATGTGTTCCTGTACTGGCGCAAAGTAAGGTTTAGCTCCTCCGCTTTCATCGCTGATTTGCCTGACTCCGTGCGATACGCTACGTTCTGAGTAGTAAGTACACTTACATTCCTGTTCAGAATGCCGTTTTCTTCCCTCAGTTTAGCGTTATACCTAAGAAGACATATAATTAGTAGGCAAAGGAAAGAAAATGCTACTATGGCTGTTATTTTAGCTTTCATACTGTTTTATTTTAAATGAAGTGACTCACAACGCAAATCAGATGGGATGTAAGACACATGCACCCATCGGAAACCTTTTTCATCTAAATTCTGAGTGAATTTAAAGTTGTGCCGAATGATATTAAACAACCGTTCGTTTTCTTCCGGACTACCCGCTGTAATATCAGCAGCATATCCCTTTACATGGTGACTATTAGGTACGCCTCCGACTGCCTTGTTTAGCTCCGGGCACCGATAGCCCGAATTGACTGTGATAGGTTTACCGTAAATCTCTCTCAAGGGGGCTAATACGTTTTCAACTAAAGCCGTTAAATTACGCTCTACCTCCGGTGTTGGGGTGTTATCTATCCCCTTAGCCTCAGCCGTAGAGGACTTTGTAAGTTCTTTAATCGTAAAATACTTCATAATCTAAATGTTTAAAGGGGGAACTATACCCCCTTGTGAATAACCTGTTTTTCTTTCTCCTCCTGCTCTTCGATAATCTTTGACGCATGTTCACCCATCAGCCTCTTAAACTCAAATCTAATGATGTGATAGATCAGTTTGAAACCTTTGTTGTTCGGGTATGTCATGCACAAGTTACGGAAGCCGTTGCATAAGTAGACGTACATAAACACATACGTGATTGTCTTTGCGCACATAATTGCAGCGTCTTTATCCCCCATCTTAGTTACCGCTGAGAATATCACTACTATAATCATAATATACATCAAAAACTCCTGTAAAGCCGATACGAATTTAAAGATAGTGAATCTTTGAGCACCCTTGATTGACACGCTTACGCCGTCCGCACGCATACCGCAAATTATGTTAAAGGCAAACATAAACACAAGTGCCGTCAAGAATCCGGACGTAGGTGTTAAAAATGCAAGAATAGGGCTGCATGTGGATACCATCAGCAGCCTAATTTGTTCCTGTGACATTATTCTGATTGTTTAGTTAATGCAAAAATGTAGTTCTGAAAATCTCCCAACAAAGCGGGTGTCTTTTCGTGTACAGGGAATTGATTAAGTTCAAAACGAGCCTGCGACATCGACAAAGTGCCCAACTTAACATATTGTTCCTGCATGGTAGGCGTGTTATCCGTTCCCGGCACTTGAACCATTTCTTTAACTGATACCTCAGCTGTACAGTGTGTGATCTGCTTTACTTGATCGGGTTGCTGTACGATTGTAATCTGACCTTTAAAAAGTCCGTTATCAGTCTCAAAACTATAATCCAAAATCTGTGTTTCTTTCGAGTACTTAACACTCTCCAAACTAAAAATAGCTTCTTTTGTTGCCATAAAAATTGATATTTAATTGTGAATGAATAAATTATTTGCTACAAAGGTAAACGGTAAGAAGGATAAAACCAACTTACCGTCAATTAAAACACTAAACTACCTAACCATGCCACAAAAATAAATAATAACTGCGCTGTCAGCCATGCCATTATTTACATCAAATACTTTGTATGTAAACTCCCCCTCTGAGTATGGTTCTACTGTTGTACTGAGCCATGAATTAACATTATACCCTGTAATCATAACAAAGTAATCTCCATTCGAACCAGTCGTATAAACAGTATATCTCCCTGTTGAGTTTTTAATTACCCTTGTTATGTGAAAGTCAGGGTTCCCCCATGTTTTACCAATTGCTCCGTTTGCCAAAATCGTACATGCGTAAAAAACACCTGGAGCTTTCCATGTTTGAGCACCCATAAAATCAACATCTTTACACTGGACCCAAAAATCTGACCCTGTTAAGAATATTTTTCCTTTGCCCGTAGTAGTCAACGCATAGCCACCCGAATTGTTCTCTACACGTACTCCACTACTATCAAAAGTAGCGGCATTGCCCGCTAGAGTCATTTGTATACCTGCCGGAACTTCTTGTGCGGAAAATATACCGCTAGAGATAGTAAAACTACCTACTCTTGCGCCATTTGTAATATTTATATTCTTACCTGTAAGAACACCTCCTGTAATAGTCATTCCCGCAATCACCGCGCCATCCGTAACAGTCAAGTTTCCGGTTGTGATCCTCTGCGCAGCAAAACCATTCGCAACAACCTCGCCCGCCTCAATCACGTTGGCACTCAACCGACCGTTGGCGTTCAGTGCTGCCGTTTGCTGTCCTGCGTTATTCTGAAAGAGGACGTTATCAGACTTTAGCACGATTTTGCGGGACGTGATGTTTATTCCAGTCTCGACCAAACCGTTATTTGTTGCGTCCGCTTTATTGTTGGCAGTGCCTGCCAATGAATTTGCAGCGTTTGCAGTAGACTGTGCTGCGCCTGCTGCGCTGTTGGCACTATTGGCGGTTGACTGTGCGCCATCCGCTTTACCTTCAACAACGGATAGTTTTGCGCTCGTATCAGTTAGTTTAAGTTCAGCACTCGTTAACCTGTTTTCGGTTGCGCTTATTCGCTGTACTGCTGCTGTAATAGACTGATTTGTTACGTCAATCTTACTGTTTGTGTACTCAGCCGATTTATATACTGGATCTTGTTCGTTGGGACTCCATGCGGTTGCGACTTCGCCAAACTCTACTTTGAAATCTTTCACCCATATATAAGCCCATGATATTTCTTCTATATCAACAAAATTATACACTTCCGGTAAACTTGCATTTTTGCTTACATCAAAAGTATGCTTAAAAAAACTCCAATTGTTGTCGGGGGTGGCACGAACACGGTAAGTATCGGAATCACAAACATCAATAGTTATACCTGGAGTTGTATTTTGAGAGCCTCTAATCCACCCTGATACAGTGTATTTACCTGTTATTGGAGGTATGATATTAGGTATCCTAATATGTGAATTACCGGATGAATTGCCTACAAGATGAAAACCGTGATTAGCTAAGTCTCTTTTGATAGTCATATCACTGGAACTCATTTGGTTTAATTGAGAACTCGTGTAGCTATACAAGTTGTTACCTCCGAACTGAGTATTTTGTATCTCTTTGCTGACTTCAAGTGATATTTTACCCTCAACAATGCTTATTTGCTGAGTTGTATATTCAACGCTTTTGTTGTAGGTGTCGTTGGCAGATGGACTCCACGAAGCACCGATACTTCCATCAGTCATATTTATATTTCTATAATAATAACTCACACCTACATCATTCGTTTCGTTATTACCGGAAAAACCACAAAGGAATAGCCAATCGTTCGGATTACCGCTATCGGGAGTTTTAACAGTAACGTAATACCTTACCCAATTGGGTTTATTTTCAATATAAACCTGTTCATGTGCTAACATTATCTCCTGCGAATCTTCATACCTACGTATATTTACCCAAAAATAACCGTCATTATAATAATTTCCTTGAACGTTTATATCTATACCTACGGTGTATTCCTTACCATTACGTATCTCTGATTTATCAACTGGCATCCATCTTTTATATGAATTGAAAAACCCGTTTCCCTTAATACGAGTTATTCCAGCGTCACCATCACGCACCAACTCGACATTTGATAAATAATCTGATTCATTAAACCAATAACCTTTAGACCCGTCTAATAAATTGTTACCTCCGATAGTAGATTTCTCTAACTGAGTTTTAACAGATAATGCAATCTTTCCATCTACCGCCAAGATTTGGGTATCAGTGTATTTAACCGATTGATACAATTGATCTTCGGGTGCTGGACTCCAAGACACAGGGAAATTTGTTTCGTACACACCAAGTCTGACACGTGGGTGAAAAAAATATCCATAAGTACCGGAAAGAGACTTAATAGGTTTGTTAGTAAGGAAATAATTATTAAGATATTTATCCTTACCTAAATATACCGCAAGATCACGTGACCCGTCTGTATAATTAACAAATATAGTTAACGTTGCTTGATTATCCGATGTTGGGGGATTATCGTAACTAAAATAATCACAAAAAATATAATATCTTTTATTTGGATCATAAGTTAAACCAAACATGTCCTTTATTGGAGAATGTGCATGACTTTCAGCATTTAACTTAACAAGATCAATGAAAAAAGTCCCATCATCTTTATAGTCCGAAGCATAAGTAAACCCCGAATCAACAATACGCTTGAAAGAACATAGGTTCTTTAGACCTACGTTTTTTTCGCTTGTAGATGGTATCCAACTTGTAACACCCAAATTCCCATCGGTTAAAACAGCCCAATGTACTTTTGAACCGAAAGCGCCGTTCGGGAATTGATAGAAAGACAATGGTTCACCCGGCTTATATCCTTTCATGGTTACTTTTGTGCTTTCTATAACTCTTTCCCCCTTAGTTGTGAGATTTGCTATTCTGTTTGTACCAACATTAGAATAAACACCTATATTGGTATTACCACTCCCAATAGTATAGCATACAGTCAAAGTGTATTCCTTCCCGTCTATAACTGGTGTATCATAGTTATATGCGGCAAATCTATAAGAGTTATTTGCTTTTTCTTCATACGAACCCTTCAACAAGTTAACATCAGCCGTTTTCATACTCCGTACAGCAAGTTCGATCTTACCTGGTATCGCTGTAATCTCCGTATCTAAATAGTCCTTTAGCTTTTTATCCGCTTCATCTACGTAGCCCTTGGCAGCGTCCGCAATGGCATTCAACGCTCCGTTACGTTTGTCGTAGTAAGCTGTTTGACTCTGTACCAACTCCGGGCGGACTGCAATATCTTCCGGTGCCGCTGCTGAGTGATAACGTAGTTCGTTCAGATAGTTGTTATACGCCTCTGTGTATTCAGCTACAAGAACACCGTATTTGTCCGCATTCGCTTTAATTTGCAGATATTCCGCTTGAATGCGCTTCCCTTCGTCAATCAATGCAGGCTTCTCGGTCGGTGAAATAAATCCATCATCAGCCCATTTGTTAAGCCTGTCTTTGGCTTCCTGTGCCGATTGTGCTGCGTTCGCTGCGTCCTGTGCCGCTTTATCGGCTGCGTCCTTTGCAATCTTAATTTCGTCCTCTACACGCTTACCGTTGCGCAATACAAAGATACCCTTCAAAAAAGCATTCGTAGAATAGAAACCGGTCCCTTTCACAGCCGCCTCACCTGTGAAATCGGGGTCTACAATGTTAGACAAATCGCCAAGACGGGTGCGGTCTGTCCCGGTCAGACTCTTTGTCTTGACACCGTTCAGAATCTCAATGTACGGCTTGCCGCTTTCCTGGGCTGTGATATAAATCAACGCTTGCCGTTCCGCGTTCTTCGTGTTACCCATCTGCACAACTTCATCGCCAACAGCCGGAACAACACCGTTGAACTCTGCTTTATCTGCAAAGAAAGAAGCCCCGTCAACCGCTTTAACTTCCACCCAATAGAATTTAACTAAGCTATTGTTTGGTGCGCTTCCTGCCGCTTTCTTTTGCTTTACTGTAACCTTACCATCACCGTGACCGGAATCACCAGTTATTGTTATAGCAAAGTTGTGTATGCCTTGCGCTGCTTTAATAGCCGGAATAACATTATCACCGTTTTGCAGCAATACGCCTACACCCTCTACCGGACTGTCATTTGAATCAAGTCCGGCAGCAAAAGCCATCATACCAGGATAGCCTCCCTCCAAAGTCAAGGTAAATGAAGGTATTTCAATTGGTGTAGGGCTTGACTCTGAAAATTTATAGAATGCAAAACCGGAATTACCAGTATCATTCAAGTTAAAGCTAATAGAGTCGGGTGTAACATCAATCAAGCTGCTATCAAAAACACCACCGGAATAGTCATATTTTGCAAACTGAGTAAAGTCAAAAGTAAGTCCCGCACCTTGATAGCCTGCAAACGTCTGACACCGGACTAAATCGCCCTCTTGAAAAGTGGGAAATTCCTCTCCTGTGGTTAGCTTATATTGCGTTCCTACTTCTTCAACAGCTGACAATTTGCCGTTTGATTGGGACACAACAATAGCACCATTGACACTACGTATCTTTTGGATAAGCAACTCAAAGATGTTCATAGTTTGGCGGACGGTTAGGTTATCGCATTCGATATGCCAGTTACCATTCTCCAACCATATTTTAAAGCCCTCACCCAAGAAGCCGGGAACAAACGTTTCGGACGAAAGGAACTCGTAGATGATAGCTGAAAGGTACTGCAACTGTCCTTCTTTCGTTATCTTTCCGGTATGACTGCCATTTTTTGACCCTGTATACACGTCACTGCGCAACATAGAGTCACCTCTTGCGGTTAAATCGTTTACATTGGCATTACCCATTCCGTCAATCGTTGCGGAAGTCTTGTTAACAGTTAAAAAGCCAGTTTCCACAGTTTTAAACGTAGCATCTTTTCCTGTGACGTTGTTCAACGTTGCATCATTCCCCTGTATGTCCTTTAACTTAGCGTTCCCGTCCCTGTCTACGCTTGCAGGATACTCACCGCTTGTATTCGGCGTACCTATGTTCACACCGCCACGAAGGGACAAAAGGAACTCCGTTACATCTTCGTGATTCTTCGAGATATATCCCTCTAACATGCGGTAAAGGTTGAATTTGCGTGCCTCACCCGCACCCATATCCACGGCAATAGTAGTGTTTTCGTCTATCAAATCAATCGGAGAAAGTTCACGGATAAGTTTACCTTTAATTGTCGGCTCTCCCTGTTTATATTCACGGTAATACAGCCCTACTACGTCCGGACTAAACAGAATGGGAGTGTCTATGTCAGCGAGTAGGGCATTATAAAAAGACTCTCTATCTCTCCGATTAAAAGAAGGGAGTTTCTGAATGATTGTATCTGTTTCAAACTGACATTCGATCGCGGCCAAATAGCCGTTATCCTGCCAATCGGGATTATACTCGAAGTTAAGAGCGTTATAATATTCCCCGTCATGCGTGAAACGGATATAGTCAGACAGACGCACTAAACGAAGCGCATCGCAAATATACTCCGGTGCGAGGAAGTTAAAACCGAACACCTTGTTGCAAGTCTGCAATTCGAGAAACTTATAGCCCGCTCTCTTTGTTATCTCTTCCTCGAACTCGTATTTCGGTTTAAAGAAGGTAGTCGGGATATACATCTGAAACTTGAAATCATTATCCGTACCAGTGGTAACGAAGCCATTAGGATATGCCAACTTTTCATCATTCCAGTACTCCAATTTAACAAAGTTGGTATTAGTTTCAATTCCCTCAGTCACGCAAATGGGGGTAGATACGTATGTTTCACCTTTGGGTATAGTAAACTCAGCACGATATACACCCGGCTCTACTGATTTAGCATACACATTGCTCCCTGGTGATACGTATAAAACTGAGTTATGTTCGTCCATCGTATCAACTTTTGTTTTGATACCCGTTCCGGATCTCACTCCGGTAGCTTCATTCACAAGGAATACCTCTACCGTAGTAGGGTCAAATGATGGCAGATTGGTAACTGTAAACTGAAACGGCGGCAATTCGGTTGTACTAAACGGCAAAGCGAACTCCTTACCATAGGCGTACCATTTTTTATACGTAGCTTTCTGACTTTTCTCTCTGAAAGCTAACGGACTAAAGTTGTTGAATGTATTCATGTTTATAAAAATTTAATTATTTAGCAAATATACGAAAATACCCCCTATTAAGAGGGGGTATATGTGAGTGAAACGGTTATTTCACGGGTAGTCAAGTCCTCAGTCATGGTTAGAGGCTTCCCGTTTCCGACATCGGTAGTCATTAGCTTAACAGGATCGGGCGTTGTGTCGTAGGTGAAAGACAAATCTTGCGTCATGCTCCGCCTCAGCCGTTGTACAGTCACCGTTTTATCTCCTTCGTGTTCAATGTTGGCGGCTGGCATATCGTACATGTAATACTTCACAAGGTGTAGGAATGACATATAACCGTTTTGGGGCGTGACGGTGTAGTTGTTACCCGACTTATCCGTCAGCGGCACCGTAACAAACGGAAGTTCCCATTTGCCGGACTTTTGAACCGCACCAAGCAACGCAAAACCATCTGAGGAAAAGTCGCCAGGGGATAACAGCATATAATCCACATCAGATGAAAAGTTAGCTACTCGAATATCCTCTTTCTTCCCCTCCTGCACGTAGTTTGACTTAACATCAATTGGGAAGCCTGCAAAGGTATTAGTTGTGTCGTCCATCCATGAAAATTCAAAGCGTGACGGCAGGTCTGTTTTATCATACTTAAGCGTGTTGGTCTTAAACGTGAATAGTTGCCCACTCTTTGCATACCTCAACTTAGTTAAGTCTATACCGACCGTACCAGTACCCGTATAAGAGCCTCCGGACATGAAGTATGATATATGCTCAATTCTCAGTTTATCACCGTCAATAAACCAGTACAGTCTCATAGTGTCACGAAGCATTTTAAATATGTCGCTGAGTGTCGTTTCTGCCTTCTTAGCGGGCTGATCGTATTCACCCTTTAGAATGTTACTCTTTGGAGTGATAAAGACTCTAAAAGGTGCGCCAGTCAACGGAATGGACGTACCGTATAAGAAACGTGAATATTCCTCTGTGGCTTCGTGGTGCAACGTTGGGTCTACCTGTGTGAGTAGCGTCTTTATTACGTCACTGATGGCAAAGGAGTGCTTAAGAATGTACTTCTTTCTTGCACGTTCTTCAAGGGCGTTATAGGATAGACCATACTCAAACCATATAGACATATTCCCCCACCTTGACCGACACACCGGATACAGTTTACCCGCTCCAACAACGGCAGGGAGAAAGTTATCTACAAAGTATTTGCCTTCATCGTTTACGCCATATTCGGTGGGGACTTCCTGCACCTTTGTAGACGTATAGAAATAGTTTCCCACAAGCGGTGCGGCATACAGGTAATTACTATTAGTCGGGTAAACATCTTCGGAAGATAATCTTCCGGTAGGTTTTCCGTCCAACTCAGGAAGGTCAAGCAGCAAACGCTGAAATATCTTTTGAAGCAATACGGTATTTCCACCGAATGACTTAGGGAATGTAGGCTCTTCTACTACCCTATCAAACGTAATTTCAGAAACATCTATATAGAAATAGCTATTATCCTTCCATGTGATTATTTGTGATCTGTAAAGCTTTACACCGTCCCTGTTTTCAAGTGACAGATAGCCGAAATTAACATCTCCGCCATAATTCCATTTAATTGAATAGCTCCCGTCCAACTTCGTGTATGTTCCGTTCGTCCCGTAATACTTACCGTTAAAAGATTGATATGGGACTGCCTTAACTTCTACTTCATTATATGCAGCAAAGAAAGCAAAGTAGTGTTTGTTAGTCAGCTCGTTACTATCCGTAACCACGTTATACACGTCAGTTTCATATTGAGTCCCCGCAAGGTAGTTAGATATTGTTCCAGCACCTGCAATATAGACCTGCACAAGCGGACGCTTATACACGCCTATCTGAGTCAAGGCAGGTGCAAGTCTGATTAGGTCATACTTATTCTCAATGTTCTTCATTATGCCGGAATATGCGTCCTTCGGTGATAACTTAACCTTGCAACTCCGATTGTCGTTATCTATCTCGCAATCAGTCTTACTGAAATACGCTTCATAAATGACAGTATATTGCGCCTCCGTCTGTCCTTTGTCCTTTTGTTCGATAGTCATGTAGATCACATCCTCAATGCTCTTATTCTTTATTAACAAATAGTCCGCACCGATGAAAGTGAGGCTACCTTCGATTGTTTCTCTAAAAAACTCCTGTTGATTCTCTTTGCCGAACTTCCGTTTTAGTTCGGTGTAAAGAGGGTGTACAATGACACCCCCGATTTTAAACCTTAAGTCCTTTACATTCATTTCGTCTTTATTATACGTTTAACATTTCCTTTCACCTCAATTATCGTACCGTCAGCTCCGGTTATAAACTTGTGTCCGGCACTCTCCTTGATAGACTTCAAGTCACGTTCGACATTAGACAAATCTACGTTGCCTCCCTGCATGATATTCGTGACTTCATCAGCACCTGAATAGGCGTTTAGGTATTTCTGTTCAAAAGTACCTTTATTCAGTGAATTAATCAAGTCCGGAACTAAGCGTCTATAACGTTGAGATGAACGTTTGTTGATTACAGCGAAATATTCACCACGCTCTACCCGTCTGCGCTTACCGTCCTTCGTTGTGCCTAAATCAACGTCATTGCCCGAAGCATGTGAGCCTCCGTAATCAATCATTTCTACCGTACCATCACCGTATTCCTCGGTCTGGTCTGAGGCTTTAGATAACTGAGAGGCTTTGATCTTAGCGAAAGCAAAAGACCCCCACATAAGAGCGATTGCAGGAATAGCCGCGAGTCCTAAATCTTTCCACAGGTTAGCGGTCGCAGTTACCAAAGAACTTGCCTGCATAAGCGTATCTATTCGTTCTTGCTGCTTCTGTGCTCTCTTCTTATCCCTCAGCGCTTTTTCCTGTTGTTTGCGTGCAAAATCAAGCTCTTTTTGTGCGGTTGCTACGTTGTTGGCGTATCCGTTGGCTCTCGCTTGTATCTCAGCGTCCAGTACCTTTTGACGTGCTGACACTTCCTTTTCGGCTGCCTGTACAGCTTTCTCAGCAGCCTCTACCCTTGCTTGTGCCACGCTCTTAAGATTCTCTATTGCGTACTCCGAAGCGTCTGCAATGGACTGCTTAAATTCCTCTGAACGCTCTTTGCCGGACTTTCCGCCCTTGTCACCGAACGCACCTCCGAACACCAGATCAAACAGGTTACCAAATACACCTTGTTCGGAATCCCAACCGGACGCTTTTTGCTTGATGGCATTGTCTATACCTGCGATAGTGTCCTCAACCGTCTTAATCTCGTATCCCGTAATCTGAGAACCGTACAATCGTGTTAGCTCTAATATTTGTTCCCACTTTTGCCGCTCAGCATTTAACCGAAAAGCTTCCAGCTCTTTAGCTGATCGTTGTACAATGTTAAATTCGGCTTCGCTTGCTTGTTGTTCTTGCTGCAAGCGGAACACAGACCGGGATATTATACGATTATTCTGATCATTCGTGAAGTCCTCCCGTAGCTTGATAGACGCCAATTGATATGCACGCTGTAATATCAATAGACGTTCGTTCTTTACCGCTTCTGTGTCCGTAGACTGTTTAATGCGTAGTTCATCTTGTTTCCGTTCGTTTTCAAGCAAGTAAGTTTGCAACAACAGTCCTTCCCCAGTTCCGGCACGCACAGCCCTCAGACGCTCGTTCATAAAGTCGTGCGCTTTCTGCAAGTCCTCCAATTCCCACTTTTCACGCAACTTTTCCAAATCCCTACGTAGTTTTGCCTCTATGTTATAAACGGTATCAGCATATTGTTGCGTAGCTCTTTGCTTTTCCGTTGTGTCCTTTTGAAGTTTAGCAAGTTCCGCCCTCGCTGCCTCTCTTATCTCCGCTTCTTCTTTCTTTCGGGCGTCTGTGATCAGAGCAACACGACTTTCTTCGTAGGCTTTTAGCAAGTCGAACTCTTTCTTCTTGCTATCCGTATTTGTGTCCTTACCAGTCAGAGAATCAACGGTAACATACTTAGTAAGGTTTTCCATTGATTTAGCTAGCACCTTTTGCCTTAAGGCTACCTTTTCAGCTTCATCTCCGTACTCCTTAATATCGTCTTTAAGTTTATTAACATTGCTTGCCGTTGCTGCATAGTACTGACTTGCTGCCTGTGTAGACGTTGCGGTTATGGTAGTTGATACCTTTGCGGTGTATTGCTCAGCTTTTGCGAGTTCGCCCTGTGCCTGTACCTGCTTTGTTAATAGACCGATTCTCTTTTGGTCTGTCTCTATAAACTCTTTTTGCAACTCTGTAATCTTATCCAGTGCGGCACGTGCTTTTGCATTCTCTGTAATAGCCTTAGTTGCCTCCTTGTATGCTTTAGACGCTTTCCCTAACTTTATTTCTTCATCGCTTAGGTTTTTAAAGTATTCGGGATACTCCTTTTTCAATGCCTTAACCGCTTTCGTCCTTTCGGTTGTAGATTTAGCGTTGTTTGTAGCTGTTTTGTACAGCAAGTTGAGTTTTAAAGTCTCTTTCGCTGTCTCTAAGCGTGCGTTTTGCATAGCGTCTACCATGTGTTTAAGGCTGCTTGTCAAGTTATCTACCCTTTTCTTTCCGGTGAATAAGCTTCCTATCCAGTTTATTATATCCTTACCCCAAATCGAGAATGCAGTAAGCACAAGTACCATAACTGTGTTAAACGAAAACATCGCCTTAATAAGTTTCCCGGTTATACTTACTTGAGCCTCACCCGCTTTTGCTGCTGCTTCATTTGCAGCCCTCAGTTTTTGTATCTCGTCTATCACCATCGGAACGTTATTGGAGATAGCGAGGAAGAAGGTATTTGCACTGATGGCGAGTGATGGCAACTCCCGTGCAACCTGTGACACTGAGAAACCTAAACCGTCAAACGCTTGCTTGTAATTACCCACGCTTAACGTGTGCTTTCCAGTGCTCTTTTGATACTTATCCATCGCTGCGTATATCTCAGCTGTTTGCTTAACAAGTCTCTTTCCAGCTTCTGTATTCTCTAGATACGACTGCGAAAGATTGTTCATCTTAATCTTGTTTAGCTCGTATTGTGCGGACAGGGCATTGTAGCTACCCGCCATTGAGTTATTAAGTTTAGCTACTAACTTATTGAGGCGTGTTTGGTCCGTCTGCTGCTGCTTCAATACGGCTATCTCCTTAGCGGTATCCGTCATAGCCAACTTTAAATCAACTTCCGCCCTTGCAAGTGAACGTACTTGTTTCTCGTAGGAGTCTATCTTTTTGCGTCCTTCCTCAGTCGCACCGCCTCCCTCGCTTAGAGGCTTTTGCAGTCCTTTCGCACCTTCCTCGACACGCTTTAACATTGTTTCATACAGCTTTTGCAGTTGCTCCAACTGCTTAACCGCCTCCGATATGCTGTTATCCGGCTGTATCAGATCGCTATATTTTATTCCTTTAACATCGTTTGCCATATAATTTACTTTTTAGCTTTTTTACTTTGTCTTTTAATCATCTCGAATGCTGAGTAGAAATCAAATACGGTCATGTCCTTTGCATTGAGGTGCATCTCCTTTGTGATTAGCAGGCACATCTCCGCAAACTCCTTATCCGACTGTACCTCCACTGACTTCTCACCTTGAAAGCAGCGAGGCGGGTAGAATACCGTTAATTGATCGGTCAACGACTGTATTTCCTCGCCTCTATCCGTCCCGTTCGCTGTTTGATCTAACATTGCGGTTAGTAGCTGCAATTTCAGATCGTAGTACTCCTTGATCTGAGGGCTATCGCTCAATGAAGGGAAGTACACCGACATCTCACCCTCTATTTTTTTTTTGACCGCCTCGTTTGCCTCTGATAGCTCCGAAACGGTTACATCTGATAGAATGGTGTGTATTTCCTGCAATTGCTCGTCCGTTATGTATACCGGATACTCCTTCCCGTCCAACGACTTAACGAACGCACCGAAAGCAATCATGCCAGGGTGAATACCATTCATAGCCATGTTGAACGACTGTCTGAGGTTTAATAGTTCGGTGTGCGTGTGATCTGGGTTAGTCTTGCAGTACAGAATAGCCCGTTTCAGGTGGGTATCCAATTCCTCAATAGTAGAGCCTACACCGGAATCAACCAACATCAACCGATTGAACTTTTGATACCTCGCAATAGGCAGCGAGTCAATCCCTTCATACAACTCCACTTCATGCTGTCCTACTTTCATTCCTCACCTCCTTTCTCAAATAGAATTGACACCGCATCAGAGTCGAGGCAATAGATGTGCCCTTTTGCCTCCTTAATCAGATAATCACCCTTGTAACACTGCATAAGTCTTCCGTTAACTTCATACGTTCCCATGTTTTCAGACTCCGAAAGGATAGAGACTGCATCGGTAAAACTCTGCAAAGACTTTATGCCATCATACTTGATAATATCAACCGTTTCAAACGGTGGTAATACGCTATTATACTCCATACTGATTAAATTAAGATTCTACAAACAGGTGCAGCGAATAACGGTGTAGCGAGGAATAACGGCTCACCGAATGAAATAGCGAATATCACAGATAACACATACGAAGCCCAAAATGACAGGCAGAAATTACACCCAGCCAACCGGTACATGAAGCTACGATTGTATGCAGGGAATAGTTTGTTAATCCACAGATCACCGAATACCTGCAATCTTTCGATCACCCCCAACTTTCGCAATAAACCAACGACAAAAGCCGCCATAAACGCCACCAAAAGCGCACAACTTAATAGTAAATTAACCTTTTCCATATTCTAACATATTAGTTTTGTACAAATGTATGAATAAATAGCGAAAAACAAAACACATTGATAATTAAAAGGTTAGTCTGAATCGCTCCGAGGCGGGATAAAAAGCAAATGTATATAAACAAGAAAAGGAGGCGTTAACCTCCTATTCCTTAAGACCGACAGCACAACCAAAACGCCTCCGTCATCTCACGATTGACATAAAAGCGACCATTTCGATTCTCCACCATAGAGGATACGATTACCCATTCGCCATCGACAGACTGTATATACCCTCTTTTATTCATCCATTCGACAAAAGCGTTCGCCTCGTCATTAAACATAATGCCGTCTACGCTTATCTTAATGTCTACCTGTATATCCGGCTTATATTCGGGATTAACACTATTGTCGCACATATCAAGGAGAGCCTCCTTTTTAACCTGTTCCCAGTACTCAATCTGTTCGTCAAGTTGATTTCTCCATTCTTCCATATTAGATGTTTTTTAAATAGTTCTTATACAAAGCAATCAATGCAGGGTGACATAAACACCCCTTATCCTGCACAAACTTAACCCATTCGTGAATAGACACCCTTTCACTCTGAACATAAGAACGGTTTCTATTAACATTAATCTTTTTCATTTCCGTTCTGATGAAACCACAACTTTCCATATACTCCAAAAATGCTCTCGTTTCCTCTTTCAACAAGTCGTACACATCAACAAAGTCACAGGACGTCAACATAGACACTATTTCCTTGCCATTCGCGGAACTTTCTTTCTCGACACGCATAATTGTGTCATTGATTTGAGAACGTAGCTCAGAGAGCATTAAAATAACTTCTTCTTTCATAAGTCAACACTATTATATTAAAACTTTAATTTTTAAACTTTCGCTTTAATAGTTACTAAAAGTAAGTACTATACTTACCAAAAGTAACTATTGGTTTAAGTTAATTCCTCGAACTCGTTCTTTACTGGAAGTTCTACGTATATTACATCGTACTTTCTTTCCAATACAGAACATTTAACTTGATCACAGTTAAACGGTATTTTTATTTTGGCAAAAAAGCACCCGGCACATAAATTTTTGCATTTCGATTTGACGCACTGCAATAAATGGTACTTGCCGTCGTTATCTATCAACTCAAACTTTTCGCCTACCTCTAAATTTAACGGTAGACATGATAAATCTAATCTTTTCATAACTTTACTTGTTTATAGGTTTGACACTTTCCCGTAGCCATGTCTACACATCGCATAAGCGGGCATATCTTTTTAAACTCCTTTTGTCTAAATAGGCATTCTCTGCATGATATTACATTGTTGCCCTCCATTGCTTGCACTCTGATCGTTTCCCCAGTAACTGGGTGATCTATTGTGAAGGTGTCATACAGTTCTACGCTTTTAAATTTTCCCATCTGATATCCTCCTAAATGTTAGTTGTGTTTCATTGTCTATTATTATGCAACGTACTCCCCGACACAAAAAGCCTAATTCACCACTACGAAAACAGCACTTCTCACATGCTTCCCTATCTTTCGATACCAATGTTTTCACCTTGCGATCTATTCCCTTATTTGGTACTTCCGCGAAAAATATTTCTCCTTCTTCCGGAATAAACATACCTTTGTCTGATATAGATACTCTACGCTTTTCCATGTTGTTACAATTTTACGTTATTAATTAATTTTAAAAAGTGATCTCTACCCTTTGCAGTTACCAGTGTTTGGGTCCCTACCTTTTCACCTTTCGCCCATTCTTTCAACTCCAAATAGCTTCCAACATGCTTGGCAACTGGCTTCAACTTTCCTTTCTGATCTCGGTATATGTACTTCTTATCAATCAGAAGAAAGATAAGTGCTTTTTCAGACACGCCTAACAGCTTTGCTGTATCTCTGAAATTGGTTAGTCCGTTCCGGTCTACTATTTCATCAAAGTATTCGGCTTTTGGCTTCATATCTTTATTCTCAATCTGTAACCGTTCGTTTTCCTCTACCTGTACGAGTAGTTCCTTTAAAGCCTCTTTGTACGTTTGAGGCAATTTAGGTTGATTGTCCTTTAGAGCGTTTTCCAATTTTTCAATATAAGAAATAACTGCTTTACGGACAAACTTACTTTCACGTACTAAAACCTGCTTTGCTTGGGATAGAGTCAACTCAAACATCGGGTATTCTTGACCGTTCTGAGGGTGTTTATATAGGGTAGGCAAAATTTTCTGCATACCTATTTCCTCGTCAAATTCGTCTCTAATAACATCTAATAAAGTTTTGTGTTTCAATTTAGTTCTGTCACCTTCCTGCTCTCTAAACAAATTGATTTGTTTCAATAACTCCAAAGATGTAATTTTCTCCTTCGTACGTTCGCCAACTTTGATTAATTCGTTCATTTTATTTTTATTTTAAATGTGGGGTATTACTACCCCTTTCATGTTATTTAATATTTAGTCTATTGTTACGCATATTGTTCAACTCCATTGCAACCGCCTCTGCCATCTCCTTTGTTGCTTCCATAGATGCCATACTTTTATCGTATCCGTCAATTACTAAAAAGTATCCTCTACACTTCTTTACATAAAACTCGTTGTTTTTATGATTCTTCATTTCTGTTACTGCTTTCATAATTGTTGTTTTTTAATTATTACTACTTTGTCATTCATCGAAAGATTTAGGCTTTATAGCTTCATTTGATCGGATACCGAACCTTCATTTAACCCTTCGTAGATACCGTTGCTTATTTTCTACTCTTACGAACTTAATCTTTCAACAATCTTTTTGCGTCTTGGTTAGATTGTGGGGTCTTTCGTTGTTTGACATTACAAATATAAGCATAACTTTTGAAACACAAAGCGAAACTTTAATCTTTAACACTTATTTAACACAAAAGGGGATATATACATATATGTATACTCCCCTTGTCGTATTATGAATAACACGCCTCCGGTGCAATCATATCACACACAAAACGTAGGCAGGCATAAGGATAGACGTAGAATTGATTGTCGGTCTTATCTATGCTAAAACCGTCATACACGTTCTTTGCGTCATTGTATATCCGCTTAACGTTCAAACCTCCGTATGGTATTTCAAGTTCATGCGTTAACGCTCGTAATATACGTTGCTTGACGAACTCAACGTTATACCCTTCCGCACCTGGAATTGTCCGGGTGTCGAACCAAAAGATTATACTCACCTCTCCTTTCAGATCACCGAAACCAAAGTCCCCATTTCCCTCGTAGTCCTGCGAGTCATGGATATAAAAGAAACAGGTGTTACCGTATTTGTCATTCGGTTCTAACCTCAAGTAGTCTTTATCCTTGTAATAAACGGAAGGAGTGACAAACTTTCCTTTCTCCGTTCGCTCCACCAACTTATATGCGCCTCCAAACACATAATTTAGCCATTGTAGCGACTTTGTTAGACTAACCTGAACACTTCCTATTACTTTATCGAAAAGTACCGCATTCGGCTTTAAAATAGCTCTATTTCCCATTTAGTATCTCCTTTACTTTTTTTGCCGCTTCATCTTTCACATAATCGTTAATAAATTCGGCAAGCGATTCATTGGTTAAACCAAATATCTCCACACCGTATCTCTTGATTAACCAGACCGTTTTTTCGTCTGAGGCTTTAATATAGAATCTATCCTCAGACGTTTCAACGTAAAAAGAGTCGTAAAACTCCCCTGTGTCCTTTAGAGTCACCCGGTCGTACGGTTGCCGTTTCTTTATCTTAACCTTGATAGTGGAAGGGCTGTACGGTCTATATTCGTCTATCCGGACTCCCAGCCTGTTTACCCCTTTGGCGAATAACTGATCTTGTGCGTTCATGTCGATAAGTGTGTTATCGTTATCCCGCACAATCTCCTTCGCTATTCGTCCGGTATCTAAAGCCTCTTTCACTTTCTTAACTCTATCTAACAATGTTGTTATCATGTCGATTTAAATCTTATACCACCATTTTTACACGTCAAGCATATTCTATCCATCCCTTTTGTATCAACGCTCAATGCCTTCATTGCTTGATTCAACTGATGCCCGATACCCTGCGCACGACCCTGTGACACACCGTCAACCTCGTATAAGATTGATTCTCTATCAATGTTCAATTGATTGGCATTCTGCCGGACGTTCGGATTCAAAGCAAGCTCACGGAGGATATAAGCAGCCATCTGCAAAGAAAGAGCATTCGCAAATACAAGTCTTTCGCTTATAATGAAGTCGGTGATGTCACAAGCTACTGTAAACTGAACGTTAATACCGTAACACGTTGCAGGTGTATAGACGTTTGATTGAATGTTAAACAGATTCTCACCCTGTTTTGAGTCATTCCTGAACGGTGATATTTGAATGTACTTTGTTAGCTCTCTCCACGCCTGCACACTTCCAACGTTGCATGTTCCGCATGGCTCTGCGCTAAAGTCTTTTGCCATGTTGATTGCAAATACATCATACGGTAGTTGTTCTTGATCGTAGCACAGATACCATGTGCCACCCGGTGACGTTGCCTCAGAAATATAAGGTAAAAATACGTCCGGTACATCAAACCATTGATAAGGCCCATTATCCGTATAATTCAAGTCGAATGTATGTATAGGCTGAGGCTGTGAGCTATGCAAAAGATACATCTTAACTTTCACAGGCTTCGTAAACTGCAATCCGATTCTGTCGATCTTCGTAGTAACACCCATCGCCCGAACTGGCAATATTTCATATCCTACCATGCTCTTTGTCGAGTCAATTTGGTTAGTGTAGTAGCCCGAACCGTCAAAAAGCGGTCTACGCTCTAATAACGTCTTTGTTTCCCCCGCTATCGTCTTTTCTGTGATAAACTTAGTGATAGTAGCCGTTATTGCTTTTTCGTTTAACTCTCTGAGGTAATCAGATAAAGTGTTATATCTCTCCCAGTTTTGATCTCCCCCTGAGGGCTGCTCTCCGGTTGTTTCGTTTGTGGCTATCCATACCGAAGGTTTTGACAATAGAGGATCACTGTTAAACCTCACCTTGTCACCGACCGCATAAGTCTCTGTATCGCTGTATTCCGGATACTTCTTATAGTAGTCTAACGGCATGATGGATGATATATTTTCAAGCGTCACAAGCGGGTGAACGTCTTGATAGGAAATACCGCTTTCAGACGTTGTTAGTTCGGTGTCTATCTGATTGTCTAAATCGTATGACTGCCTCCAACCTACTACGTTTTTTAAGCTATCTTTTATGTCTTTGATTCTGTACATGTTATACTGAATTAAAAAAGGGAAGGGATATTTCTTTCCCCTCCCTTTTAATTAAACTTTAATTTACTATATAACTACTATCACCCAACTGGTTTCGTTATAACTGGTGCGTCCTCTCCGTTTTTAACCTCTACATCAACTACACCAGCAGTAGATGAAACTTCCTCACCCTTAACCTTATCCAAATCTATCTTTAAAGCTGATTTTTCAACGTCATTGCCTCCAATTTTAGCAAGGTTAACAGATATTTCACCTGTAGTAGCCCCGCTACCGATTTGCTCGGCATTAGTGATATAAACGGGTGTACCTCCGAACTGAGAACCGTCCTTTTTGATTTCAACTTTCATAACCGGGTTAGAAACAGTTTCCGGTGCTGAGTTGTAAGCTACAACGAAAGCAATATCAACAGAGAAACCGTAGTGCTCTTTAATGTTACATGTCATGTCAGCAGTTGCTGCGCCTGCGATAGCGGACTGATCACCTACCGACTCGTAGTAATGTGTACCAACTTGGAAACCTGCAAACGGGAAGTTGATAACGTCCCATTCGTGACCTGCTTTAGAGGTTGCTCGTCTGAGGGCTTCACGGTCAACACGGGTCAACATACCAACGTTACCACTTTCAATTGCGTAGAACTGAGCAAAGTTTTCACTTTCCAAAACCATGTTGTTTGTAAAGTGGAAAATCTTATTTGCATATTCCAGCTGCTTGTTAACATCGTTGTAGATTCCGTGTTGTTCCAGTTTACGGACAATAGCGTCTACGCCAGTGTCGCCGACAATATGAAGTTGGCCGGAATAGTCCATAGAACGGAACATCGGGTGCAAATCTCCGAGGATATCATTACGCTGCATGTAATTAACCTGCACGTCATTTGCTGTCTGAGTGTAGTAAAGCAAGTTGCCGAACTTCTGCGTTTTAGCTGTTTCCAGTGCTGCGATAGCGTCCTTGTCGACCTGGTCTAAGAATTTACGAGAAAACTTAAGCATTTTCTTTTCAAAATCTTTCTGATAGTCAATTTCGTTGTTGTTAAACATAGTCGGAACCATTGTAAAGCCGAAAGCGTATGTTTTCCACACAACCGCCATCAGTTTAGAGGTATTCTCAGCGTCCGCAATGACGCATGTACGCTCGTTTGCAACTGTGACGGTACCGTCATAATCAATCACCGGAATCTTGATGTCGGTCCCCATAGAACTAAACGCCCGACGTTTAGTTTCATCGGTAAGCATAGAGTCAGGTGCATTCGTCTGAGAAAGGAAAAAGTCAAGCGCACCCCACTCTGTGAGGCGGCTCATGTTCTTGTCAACTTGCGGATTTCGCAACCGCATCTCCTGTGTACGTGTAGCAATTAAGCTCATAATAATCTGTTTTTAAAGTTTATAATGTGGGGATCGCTCCCCTTTTATTTTACTGTAACGGCAAGTTCTGAATATCGTTTTCTTGCCAAATTGTATTGAGTTCCGTTTGATACTCTTCCGACCCCACTGTTAAACCCTTTCCGGCAAGGTATTTATGCGCAACCTCCTGCGCCTCTACCTTAGTTTTACAGCCTGTCAGATCAATTGCGGTTGGCGTTCCTTTTCCGCCTCCTTTGCCCCCTGCACCTCCCACAATTCTTCCTTCGTCAAGAACACCAAACGGTTTCAGTTTCTCTGTGAGCAGTTCAGATACAGAATAAGGATTTAGACCGTTTGCCGGGTTATTATAAGGAACACCGTCTTTCATAAACACAATACTCTCTTTACCGTCTTTCTCAACAATTGTAGGAGTAAACTCAGTTTTTAGATCGTTAACTGCTTGCTGTTTGATAATATTCAACATAGCGTCATTAACTCCCTTTCCAAACTTCATGCTGCCTAAAGCCTGTGTAATGTGGGAAGTAATCTTATAATCGGATAGCTTGTTTGAGAACTCTTTTTCTTTCTCTGTAAGCTGATTTGTCAGTTCCGAATACTTCGTTTTAGTATCGTTTAACTCAGCCTGCAAAGCTGCTATTTTCTCGTTATCCTTATCACCTTCCTTCTTTGCTTTTTCGGCTTCAAGTTCTGTTTTAAGATCTGCAATAATCTTTTCAAACTTAGCAGAATCAACAGACGAAAGTTTGTTCTTTCCGAACTCGACAGCTTTTTCAAATGTAAGGTCTGTAACATCGTCAATGCCGAATGCTTGACTCAGAGATAAAGTCGCTTTTGCTCTTTCCTCCTTAACTTTCGTCTGAATAACCTGCGTTTCGTCATTCTGCGAAAGGGTAGCAATAACATTCAACTGTTCATCTGTTAGCTCTGAAAGAGCTTTATTTTGTCTTAGAATATCTACCGTTAACATTACTTACCTCCTTTCTTTTCTTCCTTTTTCAACTCAGCAAGAACCTTCTTTCTCTCTTCCTCTCTGATCTGTTCTCTCAGTTCCTTTAAAGCCTGTTCTTGCTTTGCTTTTTTAACCTGTTCTGAATATTCCTGCATATCCTTTGCATACTTTCTAGGATCGTGCACAATTCTAATACTGTAGCCTCCTCGACTCAAATACGGGTAAACTATCATTTCAAATGTTAAAGGTCTGTATTTCTGCAATACTGGTGAAAATACCCTCGCACCAGTATTCGGGTCAAACTGTGACCTTTCTTGAATCACGTGATAGCGACCTTTTTCATCTTCCGGACACAGATAGTTTTCTGCTGTCACCTTGTCAAGCGGGTGCTCCGGGTACAATGGTCTGTTCATTTGCATAACGTTTTAATGTTTCTAAAATTTTGTTTATCTTATTAGAGTAATCAATATTAGAGCCAAACTCTATAATATTCATGTTCTCTCTTTCAAATCTACGCACAAATGTAGGCAAGTTTAGTTTTATCCGCAAATCTTCCTCACTTATAACGTTTTCTTTATACAAATTAATTGCTTCTTCCCTCGTTAAGTGAGAATAAGGTTCAATCTCTTTCAAGATTAATAACCTTTGCATTTGTATTGGGTCATGCCTGTACTCTGTTTCGATTATCTGTGTACGCATAGCGTCTAACTCGCTTTCGCTTGCTCCCGACTCTTTGAGTACTTTGTATCTCTCTGCAAGTTGTTCCGGTGTATAGATATAGAACTCAGTGCCGTAGTTTATCGAACATGAAACGAAAGTATTTCCGTATCTCAGTCGGCAAACTGTTGCGTCTACAAAGCATTGTGCTTCCTCAAAGCCTCGTTTGATCCGGTTTAGAATCGTCGTTTGACTCTCAAATGAAGCCTGTACTTGTTTCTCGTTTACAGCTGTTTCTTTCTGAACCTCACCCCCTACGCCAGTCACAGAGGTAATAATGTTCTTCTTTAAACGTTCCTCCTCAGACACGTTATACTGCAAAGCAGATACATCAGCTGTTAGCATTTTGATAGGGTCTGACAAGTCCGGTTGCTGCTCGCTTGGTACTGGTATCTCTACATAAGAACCTGCACCGCTCAACCGCTTCGAGGAACATACTGGACATTTCATAGGTTGACCGTCCATGTCTGCAATATATTCACCCTTATCACCGATTAAGAAACCGTGTCCGTTACACCTCTCTTTGCCTCCGTTTGCAATATAATCGCAATCTTGTTCATATCCGGAATAGATCGGATAGGCACCGTACAAATCAAGATGTTTCTTTGCCGTTGATTGATAAAGATACCAATCAAGCGAATCAAGTACTTTGGTGAGCGGGCTTTTCTTTATGTCCGGTTCTTGCAATGATATAGAGTCAGACCAAAAGAACCTTGACGGACAATAACCTAAATCGTGCGTACTTTCAACCTCCAATGTGAGTGAATTGTTCTTTTCGATTTTAAAACGTCTGTAAAAAACATCATCAATCTGAATCAGCTTTTCATCATTCGTCTTAAACATTATCCACGCCATGACGTTATTATCCTCTTTTGTGGTTTCGTAGCTAACTACTGAGGCAATATCAATGAAATAGAAATAAGGATCAGGCTTATCACCCTGCTGCACTTCCGGCAAATCAATCACAAGAACTGAGTTAATTCTATCCTTGAAATTATCCCAACCATCAGTAGCCCAAACATGTGGTTCTTTTAGCACTTCTTGTCTGTAATACTCCCAGTCATCACGATCTTCCGAGTCGGTAAATTGGTAATTAAATGCAGGATTCCGACCGTCAAACACTCGACTCAATTTATCGAATATTTCACTCGTAACCTCGTTTGTCTTTACCGGGAAATGAAACATAGAGTTAAATATCTCGTATTTGTCCGGTGCTATCCACATCTTCACCCGGTTAAGGAAATCTAAAGCAGGCTTTGTGCGTACATCATCAACCTTTACCCTTGCGTGGAATGCTATTCGTTCCTCCTGTTCCCTCGCTTTCTGTATCCACTTCCGATTGATCGGTTTTCTGAATATCTCCCGTATTTCTTCGACTGATTTTCCCATCCTGTTTTAAATAATAGCTTTCACCTTCCGTTATCTCCCACCCTCCATTGGGAAACATTAACAAAAGACGTTCGGCATGTTCAACTTCAAATAAACGAGTTTCCCCCAACTCTTTACAAGTGAGGGAAACCATTGTTTTTTTAGCATTCATTAGACTGCTGGCGAAGCCGGTATTAACTGTGTCAGAGGGTTAAATTCCGGTTTGAAAATCGCCAAGTCATCCGACCAATTAGGTTTGAAACTCCACGAAATTACATTCGTATCCGGTGCTTCCAAACCTCCGATAGTGCGATCACCTACAAACAGCGATTCAACGGGAATTGGCTTATAGTTTTCACCGTCTTTAATAGCAGCGATCTGACCGTTACCGTTAATCAGATAAACGCCAAGTCCGCCAGTTACTTCGCACATCAGACCCTTTAAAACCTTAATTACTTCCTGAGGCGTTTTGAGGAATTTCCCTGAGAATGAAGTACTATTAGACCCCAAAATTTCAACTACTCCGCCGGGTGTTGCGTTCCCACCTCCATACGTCAAAGCCTCACCAGCTTCAACCGTAGGCTCAGCAATGTACGGCGAAACCACCATTTTAGTAGCGTCTTTTGCAGCAAGTAAAGCCGTCCAAGTACCCAATGTTTTAGCAGTTGCAACGGTTATTGAATTTTCATCCGTTTTACCCATCAATCTCTGAAATACTACTTTCTGAATCTGACCGAAGTTCTCCGGACATGTTACAGCCGGAATATCCGGTAAAGCCGTTCCTAGCGGACAATCACAATACAACATATTTTCTTAATTTTTAGTTAAACAATTAATTAACAATGCAAATGTACCTATATTATTTTGAAACATAGATACAATTTGCTTTCTATTAATTTATACGCTTGATACCCCTCCTTTTCGGTTCGATAGCGGGCATAACTTCTTTCTCTACGATACCAGTTAATGTATCCGGCGCATCATCATGCGCGTTCGCTTTAAAGTCCCTCAGATAGCCCGCAACATCCTCGTAGAAACGTGGAAATTTAGATTCCCAACCGAACGGCATAACAATAGATTGCGTAACATTTGCAGCATGCGTTAATATCCTCGCCTCTTTGTTATTGTGCTGAGAGAACCATCGTATCGAGGTTTTAGTTTTTGGTGATATGTTAACAGCGAAAGAACGCCCACCGTTATTGCTCTCAATATTAGCATACTCAGTTTCGTTTCTGTTTAACATTTCCGGTACAGTAACTTGTGTAACCTCGATCGGATCAGTGGTGTATATTACGTCGGTGACAAGGCAGAATATTAAATGCTTGTATGCCTTTTCTTTCTCGCTCCAAACTGGCTGTTTTGAACGGTATTTATCATAGCATATACTACAAAGATTATCCGTTCCTGTATCTGCACAATCGGTATAGTTACCACGACCGAGAAAGACACCGAAATCTGACTTATTAGACCACGTTTTAAATTTGCCGTATAACTGTCCTTCTGCGCTTCCCGGATTCCCTTGATTCAAGCACTCAAATTCCACCTTGTCAAGCTCACGCTCAGCAAGAAGTTTCTTTGCGCTATGTTTCTCTTCCCACAACGCCTCACCTTCATGCCGTGGGTCTATTTCTGTCGGCTCACCCACCTTCAATGCAGGAAAGTTTATCTTTACCCATGCGCCATCCGGTATATTATCAAGGTCAGACCATTTTGTTACCGTGATAACTTTCTCTTTCTTTTCTATACGACCTATCAAGTCGTCTTTATGCCATCGTGTAAATACGATAAGTTCCTGACCGTTATTGTCGAGTCGTTTGCGGATAACTGTTGTGTACCACTTCCAAGCAGCTTCCCGTATGATAGGAGAATTTGCCTCCAAGTGATCCTTATACACGTCGTCAAGAATAGCAACGTTTACAGATTTACCCGTCAAACCTCCCGAACGTCCGACAGCCGTAACCGACCCTTTTCTACCTATTACCTCAGTCATTTTGCTATTACGGGTATATGCTTCATAACGTGACGTTTTCTCCGCTCCCATAATACGAGTACAGGGGAACAAACTAATATACTCCGGTGTGTCTAAAATGCGCTGTACGTCCTTATTAAAGCCCTCAGCAAGCGTTGCAGCATAAGAGCCTATCGCTATCTTTGCGTCCGGACGTAGACCTAAAATAAAAGCAGGTAGTTTACGGCTACTACCTTCACTCTTTCCATGCTGAGGCGGGCAGGAAACTATCAGTTTCTTTATCTTTCCATGCGCAAACCTATCAAGAATTTCGTAGTATGCTTTATGAAACTGACTCAATTTTATATCATCATCAATATACTTAACGAAGTTCTTAAACTTGTTTCTCGCAACCGCTTTCACAATTTCCTCCGGTGGTATATTATTTATCTTCATCATCACCTCCATTCTGCAAAGCGTCTGCCATCTTTTCGAGGACATCTGCCGGGACACTGGATAGATCGTATTTAGGCTTCTCTTTTTCTTTCTCCCCGACTATGGAAACAACCAACGGGCTATCATACCCCAATAGGCGTGCTTTCCTTTGCTGTACGTTAAGAATGACATTCAAGAACGAAGGGTCCCCCGTTGTGGTTTCCTTTTGCACCTCGACAGCAGTTTTAAACCTGTATTTCGTTTTGCATTTAGGACGCTTAGAGCGTTCCCATTCCTCCCACGCCTCCCTCGCTACATTGTCGAGTGCTTGAATTTCCTGTGTAACATACTGGTCTATGTTAGTGAATTGTTCCCGTTTCCACTCAGCCAAACATTTCTGAATGTCGTTATACACAGACTGATAAGATATTTGTATATCTATTCCCATCTCTTTGTAGCGTTCATTGATCTTATCTCTGATTCTGCGATAAGAATACCCCTTTAGAAAAAATTCAGATTCAAGTGCTTTGTCAGCCTCCCATTGTTCATCGGTTCTCTTTATTTTTCCTTGTGATTTAACCATACTACCTACTTTAACCATATTATTAAGAATTATATTTAAACAAAAATAGATTCACTTTGCTAAAAATGAATCGTTTATCTATGCAAATATAGGTGTATTAAATTGAATGCAAAAAGAAAACCACGCTGTAACACTTACAACGTGGTTTCATTCAGGTTTAAACTTTTTGAGTATATTGAGGTTTATTTACCCAGTGATTTTATAATTTCCTTCTCTCTTTCTGACAGTTCCCAAATTATAATATTATCCTTCTCTGCCGCCGCCCTCTCTGCCGCCGCCCTCTCTGCCGCCGCCCTCTCTGAAAGAAGGAATCCTCCACCGAATATACCTTTCTTATGTGGCTTTTGGCTATCAAGTCCCCTAACGTGGTAGAGATCCTCTTTCTTAAATTGCATTGAAACACCACGTTCTACGCACCATTGCATGGATGAAACAGTTAGAACGCTGTTTGGATACTTATACCTTGGAAGATTCACCTTTTTCAATTCGTTTATTCTTTCGAGCTCTCTGTAAAGAAACGGATCAGACATTACCATAACATCATCGAATAAATTGGATATGAACGATGTTTTTACATTCGCTCCATTTTCATAGATGATTGATGCTCCAACTACTATTCGGCAACATTCGACCCTTTGGGAGAATAACGTCAGGTGTGGAGAGAATAGAAAGAATTTAATATCTTTTTCTATATAAAACCTTGCTATCTGTGAAATAATAGAGAAAGGAGGATTGTCGACAACGATACATCCATCCGGGTATTCACAATTTTCATAATCACCACCCGGATAGAATGGACGTACTATTTCCGCTCCTCTTATATTACATTTTTCTGAAACGTATCTCAAAATGCAATTATAAACCTCAGGCGGAGTGTAGCAATCATCTGTAGTTTTCTTTGTTTTAAATTTATCCACAAAGTTTTTGTAGTCATCAAAAAGCGTCTTTTCTTTTTCTTTGCTTAATGATGGTTTTATGAAAGCTACCTTATTCCCAAATATATCTACCGATTCATTCATTTTTAATCACGTATTGAATTAATTTACATTTTATTTATTATTGTTTAGGCTCAAACAGTTTTTCAAATTCACTCTTGCTATAAACTTGATAATACCCATCCTCTGAGAGGCAAATGTAATATCCATATTTAACATAAAACTCCTTTCCGTTTTGGCTGGTAACATATGCTCCCTTTCCCATTTCGTAAGCATTAAGCACAAGCCCCATGTCCCGCAAATCGTCAAGTGAAATGTTAGTTCTATCTATACAAACGGCTTGAACTTCGCTTAGTTTACGAACGTAAATATTCCTATTAATATTCCTATTAGAATCAGAGTTAATATCTATCCCCTTATCGGTATATATCACCGTAGTTTCAGTTTCTTTGCTTTCCGCCTCCCTTTTCGCTTGACTGAGCAATTTATCATATTGCTCTTTTGTGTACAATTGTCCGCCTAACATATACATGTTGTATTCGTCTTTCAAAATCAATTGTAGAGTATGAATAGCTTTCGCAATATCTCTTTCTTTGTTTTTTCGTCTGTGACGGAATGCATATTTTATCGCATATCCATCCATTGTATTTACGTTATTCTGATTAAGAAACTCATACAGGGGTATTTTATCACCTTTATAATGATTTCCATCTATTTGTATCCCTTCGGGGTCAGCCGCTAAAATAGCGTTAATTTTGATTTGTTCTAAATTCATATTTTTATCTATTTTGTTATTAGTATTTCTTCCCATGCTTGTAGCCTCTTGTTTCATTGTACAGCATTTTTGCCGCAATTGCTTTCCATAAATCAATGTTATGTATGATAGCTATTGCTGCACATATCTCCATTATAGTAGTAAAGTAATTGCAGCATATTTTTTCATTACTTGTTACCCAATATGCGAGATTATATACGTAATAAGCGAATGTATTCGGAGTTTTATTTAGAATTTTCACCCGTTCATCAATACAGTGTTTAAATAGTACTATATCGTTATTGTCCTCGTTATATTTACCAATAGCGTCCAAACACCGGATAAATACATCTGCAAGTTCATCGCTAACAGTATCTTTTATACTTTCCTTAAACGCTGATACAAATTCATCCTCATCTTGTCGCATCAGAACGAAATCATACATTTGATTTGAGGCTAATCTTCCTTTTCTATCCGCCTCCATCGCCTCGCACATCTCCGAAATGATAAGCCCGAATATTTCCGGCAAAGAAACATCTTTGTCATAGAAACCTTTTGCTTTCATTCTTTCATGATGTTCCTTACACTCTTTTGTTAAGCTGATAACGCTTTTGCTAAAATCAATCATATCTTATTTGTTTAAAGTTAATGTTTTGCGTATAAAATCTAATCCCTTTTGAAATACCACAGTTTTTATATTAATGCAGTTAGTCCCATCACTTTTTGTATATTGAGTCTCAACTGTTCTAAAATATCCCAGATCTATATACTTTTGATAAGGCATGTTTTTACGATCAAGAACACGTTTATCTCTTAATACTTCAAATATTTTATTCCGACCTATTCCCATATTCAACACAGTAGCAACCGTTCGCATATCAATAGTGTCCTCGCTACCTGTAACAGCATTATAAAACTCAACCTTTGGAGTCTGCTCTAACAGCAATTTATTTTTCTCCTCTATCTCCTCCGCTTGTTTAGCTGCTAACATTAAAGCCTCGCTAAATGTAGACGGAATAACGAAGTTGCCGAAACGCTTCTCCTTTTCAAGCTCTTCCCATCTGTTAATTATCTTTTCACGCAATAAAGCATCATATCCGGAAGCGAGAATTAAACAACCTTTCTTTGTAAGATTGTAACATGGTCTTGGCTTTCCTTGATTATCCGAATATTCCGCCAATTCAAAATTGATTTGGCTAACGCCTTGTTCTAACAAGTTACGTATGTCACGCATTACATTAGAATGCTGTTTGCTCGTGAGTACCGCAATCTCAGTTGAACACATAGTTTCTTTTGCGTTTATAGTTTCGCCAACTTTAATCAAATTATTCATATTTTTCTATTTTTAAAATGGTAATTCACTATATTTTTCACACCCCTCGCAGCAATAATCTTTTTGCTTTCCGGTCAACGAGCATTTATACTTTCCGGCTCTTTTCTTAGCAGGAAGATACACACAGTTTCCGCAATATCGAATATTTCCTAAATTTGATTTGCTTTCAAATTCCAACATTTCCTTAAGACATGCGGCATGTCTTTTCTTTGCTACTTGCATGTCCTTGTATGCTTCTTCTTCTTGTAGAATAAGAACTTCTAATTGATTCAATTTACTTTCCATGATAAAACTCCCTTTGTACTTTTTCAAACCTACTAAACGCCTCCATTTCACTCTCAGAAAACACAAGTTCACCCAAACCTGCACAGTATAAATCAGCTTTCAATATAATTTTATCAAGTTCTAAAAGAGAATCGAAGGTTTTATCCCTATCCTTTCTAATTTTTCTTTTTCCACTCAAAATATTGGTAAACTGTCTTTGTTCCTTTAAGCTAAATTTAACCGTAACAAAACGACTTTTAAGTCGATTAATCTTTCTTGATTTCTTCATTTGAATTTATGTCTTTTAAGTTGGTTATCCATTTATTTGCCGGATAGGGAATACCCTCTTTTTTCATAATTGACTTTACCTTATCCCAGTCAGCAAGCGAAGGATCAAACTCTTTCATTCTTTCGAGAACTCTTTTTATTAGCTGTGTATCAGTTTCACCGTCCATTCGCTTGTATGTTGCTACTCTGAATCCCGAACTCGCCTCACTAATAGCAAGTTTATCGCCCTCCCAGTGCGTGAAGTATTGATAAGCCCCAATTTGATACATTGTCCCTTTAACTGGTTCTATATATGTATTTCTACCTTTGCCGATAATTTGAACACTTTTATTATAAAGCCCGAACATACCTTTCTTTGCCATAATCTTTAATTTTTAATTGTTAGTACTACTTTTAAGCCTCTTTGTAACCTCTACTATTTAGCCAGGATATAGCTCCTTTTAGAGTCTTGAAAAACTTGCTACTTTCCACTGCTGTACATGCACTGTATCTTTTCTCTCCATGAATAAAAAGTGCTCCTTCGTTTTCGCCTCTTTTGAATGAAATAATTTCCATAATCTTGTTTTTTAATTGTTACTACTTTGTTTCCTTTTGACTCTACAAATATAAAGCAAAACTTTAATATTCTAATTAGAAATTTAATCTTTAACACTTATTTAACACAAAAGGGATACCCTGTTTAGAGTATCCCCTCGTTTTTAGAATGGCAAATCATCTGCAAATTGCTGTTCTTTTAAGGCTTGTGATGGTGGCGGTGTCGGTTGTACTGGCGGCTGACCCCCACTCCCGGCAGATTCCGCCCGCTGACCGCTATTGCCTCCAGGCTTTGCTCCCATCTGCATGTTAGAAACGATAATTTCCGCAATAGTCTTTTCTACGTTATTCGAGTCTGTGTACTTCCGATAATGCAAAGTGCCCTCTACATATAACTCCATACCTTTAGTAACATACTGCTCGCATATACCTGCTAAACCTCCCTTGAATACCACGTTGTGAAAGTCAGTGCGTTCCGGCACTTCCACTCCGCTACTCGTTTTATATGCACGCTCGTTTGTAGCGATAGACACGTTGCAAATTTTACCTCCATTATCGAACGTTTTTACTTGCGGATCATTACAGACCCGACCGATTAACTGAATTTTGTTTAAGTTCATTGTATTAATTTTAAAAAGATGAATACTAAGAATAGCACAAAGATAGCAATATCTATAAAACTGACGCGTATCTCACCGTCTATTTTTTTAGATACTGTTTTTAAGTCCTCAACAACACGAATATAATCGAACTCACAATATCTGGAAAATATTTTTGTACTATCTCCATCCCTCTGAGCAGATACAATATTATCCTTATTTATCAGAATATCGCTACCGTTTAACAATGTAAATTTTACCAATTTTCCCATTTTGATTTAATTGATTCGTTACTAATAAATTCCCTAAATTCTTCAACGCTAACATAAATCATATTGTTAGATTTACACTCTCCTATATATTCTCTGAAAATAAAATCATACTCACATAAACCGTCATACGGGAAGCCGTCTAAACAATCATAAGCAATACAGACAATACCCTCAGATGAATATCCAACCACTTTCAAGCAATCACAAACAAAAAAATCATTCTCATAACTTTGAGTAACCTTTTGACCTTTAAAGAAAAGAGCAAATTTCTTGCTTCTTTTGAAATATTCTTTATCAAATTCAAAATCTAAACTTTTAATAATGTCTATTTCTTCATTTGTTTCTCTCACATAATTTCTTATCTTTTTCAATATCAACCGTCTTGCAAACGGTGCTTTCCAACCTATTTTCTTTATTCGTTTTAACCACGTTCCACCGTTTGATATGTATTTGTAGTACATAATAAAATCGGGACAAAACTTAAATATAACCAAATAATACAGACTTATAAAAAGCGTCTTTATGTTACTAACTGGTTTTGAATAATACAAGCGGCACAGTAAAGCAAACACTTTATACAGAATAACAATAGTTCCCAATACAGCCGCAAAAACTAAATAAATACATGATAACTTTTCCATACTACTTTTGCAATTTTAAACTATCCCTTTTGAGGATTTTCATTTTCTCTAAATTTTCTTGATATATACGCATCCCCTTGCGGGTGTTAGCGTGTTCCCATTGATTGTGATGTTCAAAGCAAAGTATGTTGATATTTCGAGGATCATGCGCTAACATCGGGAATGCTCCTCGAGTGCAAATATGCGAAATATAAACGGCTGAGTACCCTTTCAACGGCTTCAAGCATTCTTCGCAATAGTGAGGCTTAATCTCCCACATATACCGAAAAAACCGCTCGTTTGCCCTCTGATCGTGACAGTCACCGAATAGACTTTTCAAATACTGATACCTTGCTTTAGGGTCTATATCGAAATATCGATTGAAAAGCAGGGGATTATATCCCCTACTTAAGCAATATTCTATTTCTTCCGGACTACTCAGCAGATACATCGCTTTCAGTTTCTTCGTCAAAAAAGGAATCACCCTCTGTATCGTCATCAGCGTCTTTAATATCGTCCGCCTCCGCAATCTCACCGAACATTGAAAGTTGTGCACGCTTACCCTTAAACAGATAATCAAATATTTCATGCTTCATACCCTCTAAGTCAGTATTCATGTCAATTTCAAATTTAAGTATTTCACCCTCCAAATTTATTTTAGGTGTCTGCATTTTAAACAGCGACAAGTCTATACCTGTAAACTCGTATTTGATAATTACTGTGTTCTTTTCTTCATCTCTCACAATCTCCCTAATTATAATTCGAGTAGCTTGTATCTCGAAGAAGTCTTTAAATTGCTTATCCAATTCCTTATCTTGTTTTGAAAGATCGGACAAGTAGGTGATGTTTGCAAAATTCATCAGACCCATAAGCCGGACGATATACCCTCTCAATTTTCCGGCTGCGTTCGGCAAATCAGGGTGAGGATACTCTGGATTCTTCACTTTATGAAACGTCTTAACCGTTTCACCGTCAACATTCATACAGTCATTGTAATCTACTTCCAAACCGTTTGGAATGAACTTTACTCTCTTTAATTCAAAATTGTCGTACAACATACTAATATTCGTTTTTAGGTTTATAATGTTCGCATACCCTTCCGATATTCGGGCAACTGCATAACTTTTGTTTTCTTTTGCTGCAATAGCATATCAAATTGTGATGGTCTGAGCTATATTTACATTCTGTACAATGAACGAGGACTAAGTTTTGTTTATTCTTCTTCGCCATTCAAATAACTCTCCAATCTTTCATCAATTAATCGCTTATACTCAATAGCCAACGGATCGTTAACCTCTAATTGGTTTTGAAATTTGCGGTGCGCTATCACTATTAAAGCCCTCGTCCTATCCAATAGCTCCGGCAAACCGTCCAAACGATAATCATACAACTGATGAATAATACAGTTTCTTCTAATTGAAATATCTCTCGTAATCTCCCGGCTTAAAATAGCATCCGGTGACACCGAAAGAGCCTCGCACATCAAGTCGAATTTTTCTCTCAACGTCATTTCGCAATCTTCTACTCTAACTTCTTTCATTTCTTTACGTATTTTGTTGCATCCTCTATAAAAACTCCAAGTTCTTCGGCTGCAAACTGTTTTAAAAAATCAATATACTCTACAAACTCACTGTTCGATAAATCGTTGATACTTACCGGGTCACTTCGATACTCACCCGTATCAATATCCACGACCTCACCCATTGTTACCGGACACAAGTTCCGCATGTACAATTCGGTGTCTTTTTCGCTCCATCTATTACCATTGTCATACATTCCTTTTTGAAATTGTGGTACTACAACTTTGTAGTAATACGCTTTCATGGCAACCGATTGCGAAGGCTCGTAAACGCTAAAACTTGCTATGATATTCTTTCCCTTGTGCAGTTTCGCAAACTCGTTTAACTCACCCATGTACATCTGCAACTGTCCGTTACTCGTTACTTTTCCCGGTATTGTTATCCTGTTTTGCTTCATTTTGTTTCATTTTAGAAAATACCTTAGCAAATACACTACCACACAAAGAAGAAATAAAACCACGAACGGCAGCAGGGAGATCGCTCTTTCTCAGCAGAATTTTTTCAAATTCTTCGATAATGTCCGAAACAGTCATATCGTCAATGCGATCTAACATAATCCTCTTCGTCAATCCTCCATTTCTCAGAATTTTGTTTTTCGCTTGTTCAACATCTGAACGCATAGTACTAAGCTGATTTGTTAATTCACCTTTAAACTCCTGTGATTTAATTACATCTTCAACCGTCATTTCATTAGTATTCATACTTTAATAAGTTTTTAAATCGTTACTACTATGATTAGTTTTCATGATGCAAATTAAATCAAAACTTTAATTATACGCAAATAAAAACGGGTAAATCTTTCCGAAATACCCGTTATTTAACATTCGTTTAGAATAAGCTGCCTTGTGAGTCTGTCAACTTTGCTATAATATCATCTACTTTCTTTTCTTCCTCCTCTTTCGCTTCCCTGTACTTTTCACCGAATCTTTCGTATCTCTTTTGCTTTCCTCGCATTCTTATGACAGCTTGAATCGAAACATCGCTTATTTCGCTGTTTATTTGACCGCTACTCAACTTTCCTTTCATCTCTGAGTAATCTATCATATTCAAGGGAATCATTCGTTAAATCAAAGGAAAACACGCAATCTGAACTATTAACTAAATGCTCCGGTATCCATTTAGGTTTATTCGCCATCATCAATTGAGTAAAGCGAAGTATGCAAACCGCATCACTATTCCACTTAAAGACGTTACCAGCCGGGAAGGAACGTTTAGCAAACTGAAAATACTTCTCTTTTCTCAGCGACTTATCCTCTTTAGCTCCCTTTGTTCTCAGACCTAAACCAGTTTGCCACGTCATCGGAGTAACGAGCACTAAAGGTATTTCGAGAACTTTCGCACAGCATACAAGGTTGTTGTAGTTTTCAAGCATGGTAACTATGCGATATTGCTTACCTCCGGTATCATCACCCCTAATTGACAGCCTCTCAACAACAATCATTGGGCTACCGGAACGCTTAATCTTCTTAAATAGGTTGTATATAGCCAAAGGTTCCTCCGGCATTTTAACCGTTACAAGCGGGCTCCCAGGTTTATAAATAGCTATTCCCCCGGCTGATACACCGGGGTCAATTCCAACTAAAATATTAATTTCCATGTTTTTAATGTTTATAGTAATACAAATCTTTAATGCTATCTTCCTCGCTAAGCATTTCATCCCAGTACCGGAACAACAAACGTTTCTTTGCTATCATTAAAGCCCGAAAATAAACGGCTTCATGTTCAATTCCGAAAGTCGCTAAACATTCCTTTTCAAACACTTGTGCAAAGCTGTTTATCGGTCTTCCTTTAAATTGCGCTAAAGCTAACTTCTTATCCTCGTATGTCGGTATAGTATCCATGTCATACCCCAACCGTTCCATATACTTGAACGTTGACTCGCTTATAAGCCTATCAGATTCAGCCTTAAAGCGACCGCTATATTTATACTTCATAATAGCGAAAATAAAGTTGTTAGCCTGTACGTTTAAAAACGCTCTTTCTTGTTCCGGAGTCGCTTTCGGCTTATCAGGCAATAGCGCAGTAGTTTTTGCCATCATGTCCGCTTTACGCTTTCGGTATGCTTTCAATACCTTCGTTACGTAATCGACATTTAAGCTACCGTAGTGGTTTTTATCCGGATTCCCGTAGCGATCTTTAGGTAGGTAGTTATCAAGTTCACCGACAGCAAGCAATCGCCAAGCAAGCTTGACCTCAGCGAATGAAAGATCGTCAAAATACAAATCAATAACGTCAAAAATCGAGGAAAATACGCTTTTAACCGCACTACGTTCCGGTGCATTCAGACCAAAATCAGAACACACCCCGATAAATATAATGCCTAAATACTCTATTTTCTTTTCTTCGCTTTCTTCTTCGGAAATTAATTTTCTCGTAGATTCTGCAAATATGCGCTGATCTACCTTAGAAAGCTGCTTTATTTTATTAGACTGTATTAATTCTCTATTTCTCTCTACGAATGACGGAAGTACGCCACCCGATAAAGCCACTTTTCCGCCTCTATTTTGATATTTCTCTATTTCCATGTTAGATTACTCGTTTTTATTATGAAAGTCTTAAATTCGCAAAGCAAATGCCGTTCTCGTTAATCAAACGTCTCTGTTAGGTATCTCTCGTATATCTCCCGGTGCTCGTCATTGGCAAAATACTGCTTTGTCTTATATTGCTGAGAGTTGTTTTGCTGATATTGGTTAGTAGCTCCCGTTTTCTCTCTCAGCCATTGCATATATTGTTTTGGCGTTGATTCATACACAAGTGACGCCCACCCTTTCGATATACTTTGTTGAATAAGGCTTTTAGCAAACTCTTCTTCAAATTGCGCTATCTCGTTTAAGTTAGCTTGCATAGCTGTTAGAGTCTTTGTCTTTACACGCCATTTAGGTTGAGTCATTAGAACGTAGAATAAGCGTTTAAAGTCCTCGGACTCGAAAGGAAATGTTAGCTGAGTAAATAGATTATCCGTCCTTTCGATTGTTTTCTTTGTTACGTCAAGTCCTTTAGCTGTGAATCCAAATATCTCGGAGGGTATAGGATCGTTATTTGATTCAACTTCGAATAAATCCGTTTCTTCGCGCTTGGCTACACTATAATCTACGTTAGTAGATTTAGTGTTATTATTTATATTATCTAATATATTATTAGTGGCGATTTCCACCACACCCCTGTGGCGATTTTCACCACACCCCGTATTGTTATTCATTACAGTGTGGCGATTTTCACCACACCCCGTATTTATGGCTACATATCTGCAAAACTTAACTCCATTTATAACAGTGTCACGCTTCTCTATAACTCCATTATCTACAAGACGTTTAACAATAAGTCTTGCGGTCTGTCTGCTCGTATTTAGCCACTCAGCTATATAAGACAAGGAGCCGTTGAACTCACTTTTCCCGTCTTGACTAAAACCATATATCAATGCGTAGCATATCAGATCATTTCCGGTTAGATTCAACTCCTTAACCATCCAAGCCTGTATATTGATATAGTTTTTATTACTTAATGCCATAATTATTTGTTTTTATAGGCGGGTATTACCCCGCCATGTTATTTACTTCTTACCTAAAAACTTATTAACAAAATACCTTACTCCTTTCGGAGTAACAACCGTTGTATTATAGACCTTAGATTCTGAACCATCCATCACAATACGTTTCTTAATCTCAAACAGACCCATGTTCATATATGCTTGAGACGGCTGATTGCGTGACTCTCCTACGCTGCAAAGATAGCCCGCCTTTCTGAGGCGTTCATACAGTTGCTTTTCTCCGATCTGATAACCGTTTTGAGTGATTATCTTTGCAAGTTCACGGATAAGAATAGACTTTTTAGACGCTTCAACCGCTTCGCTGAATAGAACTTTCGGTTTATCAGCCTCAATCTTTGCATTCTTTTCCTCAATCTGCTTTTGTTGGTTTTCAATAACTTCTTGTTGTTCGGCAGCAAGTAACAAGGCTTCACGGAATGATTTAGGAACGTTAAAGTTCCCCATACTGTTAGCTCTTTCCAGTTCTTCCCACCGGATAACGAGTTTTGCCCTCGCTTCATCGTTGAACTTTGTTGCTATAT